GAGGAAGCAAGTTCTTATTTGAAATAAATACATGTTTATTAGTATATCCAGACAGTATTAAATTTGCTTTATCTGTTGCTGGATAAATGGTACAAGGAATTTCGGCTAATGTGTTTGTTTGTACAGCATTCTTTAAATCATTCACATCATCGGAAAGAGTCGTATAGTCTGACGGAATGCTGGCGATTGTCTGTGCTGCTTTCTGGTCTGCTGCTGTGCCGAAGGCCGCGATAGAATCCTGCACATACCGATCAAGATATCCTTCATGCTCTGTATACCAGTTATTCAGATCAGCCAGAGCTTCCGTCAGCTGATTAGCGATATCCTCAGAATGCTCTTCATACCACGCATCAAGAGCAGCCTGGAGAGCTGCTGCCTTCGCATCCAGATCGGAAAGGCCAGTGTTGATAGTATCCTGGATCTGCGTATACTGCTCCAGGAAATCCTTCGCAATTTTGATAATCCAATCAAGATTCAATTCGTGAAGATTGGTGTAGGGGAAATTTTCGAAAAGCGCCATTACAATCTCTCCTTTCTTTAATAAACCAATAAGCAAAACCTATTCTTGAAACTATCCACAATAATAGGGATCACATTAATAATTTTAGCCACTTCCAGTTCCTGCGTCAACATGTCTTGCGACGTCATTGTTCCTATATTGCCATAGGATTCAAGAGTCCTGCTGCTCTCTCCGGCATGATCGATCTTTTCACCATGGGTCATTGTTTCGGTTCCGGTTTCGGTACTTGTGACGGTACTATCTTCGGTTCCGGTTTCGGTCTTTCCATAAGTTGTGGTGTCGGTCGTGTTATGAGTCGTTGTATCTGTTCGGCCATAAGTATTGGTATTTGAGAAAGACGCATCAGTATCAGACGTTTGTCCATATTCAGTGGTTGTTTTATCTCGATCCGTCCACGGCCCATTATCGAAACCGTTGACCTGGACCGTGGAAACATCCGAACCACCCTTTTCCTCGCTGCCGGTGCTGGTTCCGCTTGCGGTATCGGTTCCCCCGGCTGCGGTTGTTTCGGTCCCGGTCCGGGCCAACCGATCAGATCCACCGTTTGACAATGTGGTATCGGTATCTGTTGTCTGACTGCCGGATCTGCTGTGCTGGGTCTGATCGCTGCCGGAATGCGTTTCTGCTTTGCTGTCTTCAATTGTTTCGGTTTCTGTTCGATGATAGTTTTCAATAGGATCATATTCCAGAAGAGACGCATTGTAAACGCGCTGCCAATACGGAAGCTCTTTTTTCGACCAGATGCCAATCATGGTTTTCATGACAGTAGGAGCAGGATAAAGAATTTCAAATTCCGCGCACTCCGCAAGGATCGAATCCTTGACGGTTTCCTTCTGGTCATCAGAAAATCCGTTCGGGAAAGACATCATATCGAAAATCGACTTATCATGCTGCCAGAGTCCCATGATTGACATAGTGGCGCCCATGCTCATTTCCGCTCACCATCCTTTCCATTAGTCCAGGCGTCCTGTATATCCTGCTGGGGATCCACGCGCCAATCTACTGCAAGAGAAAGATCAAACATTTTATTGGCTTTCTCAATATCTTCCTGGAGTATTTCAAGCCATTGTGACGCAAGCGCGGACGTCTGTACATTATTACTGTTCACTTCATCTGTGATCAGTCTTTCGCGTTTATCTGTATTTGCATTCGGAATCCCGATTTTTGTACAGAATTCCGCTTCAATCTTCCGAAGATCGGAAAGTAAATCAGATGTGATATACATCTCTTTGATATGCTGCGTGAACGGAAACCAGCTGGGGGAACCGTCTTCCGCAAGAAGATTTTTATCAACAACTACGGCCGGATCGCCTTCCGACATTTTATCATACATTTTCTTTAGTGCTTCGGCTCTGGCTTTGTTCTCTGCACCGAAAACAGTAGCGCTTTTAGTGTTTACCAGGTTTACACCCATTGCTTCGGATGCCAAGGCCATCTGATCAGCATAGTAGCCCACAAGATCACAAATGGAACTGTAATCCGGCTGAAGATGCAGCAGCACACAATCTCTATTAATATAACGTGTTAGTGTTTCCCTGATCAGGGGATTAGTAACAATCACATAGGATGGACGATAATATAAATTATATCCACCAGGCGCGCATTGCTGGCAAATGGTTCCAAATTCGTCAGTGTTAAGGATTGAGATAAATCCATATCCATACAGAATATACTTAAAATAATTTTTATCCCATTCGTCCGGAAGGGTCCATTTAAAAACCGACATTGCGATTTGAAAAAGATACTTGAAGAAATACCGGCGCAGTCTTGTGTTTTTAACATGGACTGTTGACGGTGATCTGCTGGCGTTATACAAGTTTTCAAGCTTATACGTGAATTCGGACATTTATACCACCTCTCCTTTTGATAAAGTTAGTATACACCCAGATGGAATTTAGGTGTAGTGTATCATAGTAATAACGTGCTTTTTCCTGACGGAGCTGCGTATCTACACCACCCTTTTCGTATAGATACTGAAAGACTTTTGCAAGCTGTTCCGGCGTATCGGTTGACTGGGTATAAATCTCCCAATCATAGTCAACACCGTCAACCCTTCCATGATCAAATTGAATATCTTCGTCAAATTCGTTTTGCAGCCTTAAACACTGACAGTCACCATCATACCAGTTGTAATTGCTTCCGGTTGTGTTATTTAACCTGATAACAAAACTGATGTATTTGTTACCGATTGGTGGATAGGAAGCATCTGTATATCCTGTCCATTGCACCAGGCCAACCCCGTGAGTTGTGTCAATCAGGTTTAACGCTTCCTGATTGGTCAGAAGAGTATGCACACCTCTTCCTTCGATCAGCGCCGGATTCAGTGACGATTCCACCCACATATTCCCCAGGATTCCGCACACGGATTCCCGGGTCCAGCCCAGACGCATTAAATTAGTAAAAACTTTTTGCGCGTTTACATCCCTGTGAGCGGATGAGAGATATGTATCTGTACTGATCCAATAGCCGTTATATAATTCAGCGTCCATCTGGTCACCTACTCATAAAAGAATCCGTTAGACAAGAAGCTTGCGATCTGCTGCCGTTCCTGGGCTGTGCAATTGATAGGCACATCAGGACTATCTACCATTATAAATCCCGGTATGGTGGAAAGCTGCCGGACCTTACATAGCGGTCTTCCCTTTTGTGAATTATCATCATCAGCAATGATACGGAATTTCTCGACCAAATAAGGCCAACATTGCAACGCTGCCATGCTGCTGGATTGACCGCTTGTCTGCAGCTGGCCAACAGGATTCTGGATCGCGTCCGCTATGCTGCTTTCTGCGATACTGGGAAGATCGAGAACCGTTTGCCAAATTCCTGCAGCTTTGTCGATGGTATTTGTCAGGCCCTTTGTATTTCGGCTGAATGCTGTCATAACACCAGAAATGGCGTTAGTAGCCAACACGTTTCCAGTTTGGAAAATATCAACTGAATTTTGAGCAAGCTGGATCGGTATTCCTAAAGTTGCGTGCTGTCTGGATAGCAATCCAACCGATAAATAATCGGACCCGGAAAGACGAGTATGCACTACTTCAAGCAAAGCATCACCGAAAATACCATCTATAGACAGATCCAGCCTGATCCTGTCCCCGGCGTTTATACTGTCATCATTAAGCGGTATGGATCCGAAACAAGGATAATACAGCATTCGGTCCGTATACGGGGAATGATTGGTAAACATTCCTCTTACGCTGCTTTGCGGATGGTATCTCAATTCCATGCTATAACTTTGAGTTGTAGTATAGCCATTTGAGTTGATCCGATATCCCTGGATCGGATCACCGCTTTCCGGCGCTGGCGGTGTCCACCAGCCAAATGAAATGGTTTCCAGCGTTTTAAAAGAGGAAGGTATATACGATGCCGGCAGCGGAATCCATGTGCATGATACAATGTATTGGAAAGGATTGTACATTGTCTTAAGCAGCTCTGCCGGAACGATACCAGTAACGGTTGGAAGATCCAGACCGGCGTTAGTAATGAAATCATCCGACATCATATAGGCTTTTAGTCTGGCCATCTGTGCAGCGGTCATCTGATAATAAGTAATGGCACCCTGGGCTGCTGTGCCGGATTTAGATATAATCCCGATCACCCAATATCCACCAAGCCAAGTTTTCTGTAACGGAAAATCAGATGTAATAACACGGGAGTAAACATCTGTTTGCGCGGTTGTGGGATACTGTGTATCTATCACGCTGCCATCCATTTCATAGGAAGAGCGCAGCACATATTCAGACAAATTTCCTATGGTTGTGCGGAAAGTTGCAAGTACATCCTCAATACAGGATATTTCCCAGAGCCCATTTTTCCAAACCCAATCTGTAATAAAATAATACTTCGCAAAATGGGCAATATGGCAATAATTCCAGAGCGGATTTATGTTGGTAGGAAAGCCCCTGATCTGCAGCACCGGCGAAAGAATAGAGCAATCATCTTTCAGATCACATGCAAGCAGCGTTCCGGCTGTGCTGGGCTGCAGCGTGCTGTTCTGGCGCTTTTCCATTTGCCAGAATGTAATATTAATCATGGCAACACCTCATTATAAATATAGGGGATGGATGGAAGATCCATCCATCCCCAGGAAGGAAGGAAGATGAAAGGGAACCGCTTAGTCAAGGGTCAGCAGGATACCCTTTTCCGTAGGATCGAACACTACTTTCTGTTTCGCGTGAACATGCAGGTTCCGATAAAGTCCCTTCGTGTTCAGCGGAGTAGACAGCACGCGCCGATCAGTGATGGCCATGCCCATCATATCGCGGTCAAAGATGATACCGGCAACATTGGAAACGGTTGTCGCGGATCCGGTCACAACAGCACCGGCTGCGGAAGTATAAACAGGCGTAACCTGGACCTGATCACGGGTCTGGATGCTCTGCCAGTATGCAATGCTTTCCACATCAGCATAGCGCAGGAAGTTTTCATGATAGGTATCTGCCAGAACGCGCGCGTCCATCTGCCGAAGCAGCGGAGAATACATATATACCCTCTGGAATTCGAGCGGAGTATGGCGCAGCACCGGTTTACCGGTAATGACCGTCTGGAATTCCATAGAGTTGTGAGTCATCAAATCAGTCAGCTCGGCAACGCGCGCATACATCCATTTGGTGAAAGCATCGAAATTGTCGGGCTTGTAAATATCCACCAGCGTGAAAGTTTCGCCCGTGAGCGCGTTATATTCGGTCAGAAGATGCACATTCCGACCGGCCTTGTTTTCTGCCTTGATCGCTCCGATCGCATTGCAAACCAGACCGCGCCGAAGCGCCTCGTTGCTCATTTCCAGGCGGTTGGAAAGATTGGTCATAATCAGGGTTAAGAAGCTGCCCAGCTGCTCCGGACCGGTGAATGCAGTCTCAAGTTGGTCTTCGAAGATCGTCATCTCGTCAAAATAAACCGAAGCGCCGTAGAAGTTCGTCTGCAGGATATTCGGTTTCTTGATCTTCCACATGTCGATGGCTTCACCATCGCCAGTGGGCGGAGTTTCGCCACTGTCATACGTTGCCGGCCATGCATATGCAGGATCATCCTGCCAATCGGAATCTGCAATGGAAAGTTTCCTCATCATCGCACCCCACTGAGGAATATCCATCTGCAGTCCATCCAGCTTTGCGGAATAAGGACGAATCGAAAAGATTGTCCGGGTCAGAATGTTAGAAATAGCATTCATGACAGCATCCCGATCAGCGCGAAGAGCAGTCTGGGCCACGGAAACGAAACTTGCGGTATCCGTGGGAGTAATCACGTTCTGGCCAGTTGCCTGGTGCACGATTTCATTCAGAACAGCGGAAACCTGTTCAAAAGTAAGAGTGTTGACAGCCATCATTTATCATCCTTTCTATTAATGGTCGGTCGGATAATGCTCGCCAGAGCATCGTCCACTTGTTTAGTAATGGGGTCCGGATCGTGACGGATCATCATATTATTAACATTGCTCACCTGGATAGTTTTGATCAAAGTGGCAATGGACGTTTCCAGCTTGTCCAGGCGCTGACTCGTCTGATCCGACTGGGGTTCCGGCTTCTGTTCCGGTTCCTGCTTCTGATCCGGTTCCGGCTTCGGCTCCGGCTCCTGCTTCTGATCCGGTTCCGGCTTCTGATCCGGTTCCGGCTTCTGATCCTGCTGGGGCTGAGGATCACCGGAAAGAGCAGCAATCTCTTCCTTAGTATATCCGGCATCAATCAGTTTTAAAATTTCTTCTACCTTCATCCGTTAACCATCCCTTCCAAATCATTCAGCAGTTGTCTGATGCTATCCAACGTTTTAACAATTGCGTCATAATTATTATAATGTTCTTGATATCCAAAATCAAGGTATTTACATAGTCCGATTCTGTTGTATTTGTCGATGGTACTTTGTCCAACTCCGTCCCTCTTGCTGGTCCGGGTGCTGTCCCGTACAATATCATCACCAACATAAATTCCGATATGTTTGTAATCCCCCATGCCATCGGTATATCCTCGTGAAACTTCACCGCCTTTATCGTCCCACTTAAAAGCCCAGGCCCCCCAGGGGGATAGAACCAAATTTGGCAATCGCGTCATCTTTGGTCCCGATCCAGCTGCAAGCGGTCCGGGCAATGTGGTTGGATCCTCTCCAATTATAAGAGGATCCATCATCGCGCCGGATGCCCAGATCAGACAGTACCCTTTCCACAAAACCCTGGCAATCTAATGTATCATATGTAATTTTATCATACTTCGGATTTTTAGCTTCGGATGCATATTGTTTACCGGTCCGATACACCATCAATTTTCACCTTCAATTTTATCTAATAGCTTTTGAATCACCATCGTATTATTGTTGATAGCTTCCGTGATCTTGTTTTCCTGTGAATGTATGGCATCATTAAAACTAATCTTCATATCATTGATCGTTTCGGTCAGCTTTGCGCTTTCTTCCTTGTGGGCTTTTTGTTCGCTTTGTAACATCAGGAACATGGCCACCGCGCTGGCAATCGGAAAACCTACCGTTTGGATTATTGTTATAATGTCCTGCATTTTTTCTTCTCCCCTCACATAAATAATCATCACAAATGGCACAACCGCCAGGAGCATCGCACAATCTGATAATATCACCCCCATAAAGAATGGGCGGTTAATTCTCTTCATGATACCGCCGTACCATCCCCGGGCTTCCGGCCCTTGCGTAGGGGAGAGAATCAACCGCCCTATTAATCATACCATATTATTCCGGGTTTACCAACTGGAAATTCACGTACTTGTTGCCCTTCTGGCTCGTGTTGATCACAATCGTGATTTCCGGCTTTTCCTCATCAGGAAGATTGCCGAAGGATTCGATATAAGTTCCAAATTTTTCAATGAAAGCCTGGACTTCTGTCTTGTAAAACTTTTTGTCAATTCCATTATAAATCACAAGAACATGGTGTTCCTTGCCATCTCTGCCGGTATATCCATGAGTATGATATGCTACCGGTTTAATGATCATTCCTTCGCATTCCTTGAGGTTCTGATGCTTGTCGTTCATCGCGGAGAAGATCTGAATAGGATTGAGTTCCATAATTGATACCTTCCTTCTGGGCTTATGCCCTAAATTTGTATAATCAGTATAATATAATATAATTACAAAAATGTAAAATAATTTACTTCAATCCGATCATTTCACGGAAAATCAATTCAACCTCGAAAGACTCAAAAACAATATTTTTGTAAATCATGTAGTACGTTCTCATCAAATAATAATCCTGTTGAAACATTTTCAATTCAATTCCGTAAGGATCATAATAGGGAGATGGGCAAACCGTAGAAGATACATAATATTTGCGATCAGACTTGTGTTTATAAATTCCAATTTCACCGATAGAAACTATATGCGTATACTCCCGAAGCGGTTCTGATCTGATATTTGTTTCATCCGTCCGAAAAGCATTATCAAGCGCCATCTGGACAAAATCAGAAGTAGCATTTTTATAAAGCACTGTATCCGCTTTCCTGGCGCTGACTGGTGAATGCAGCAGCAGCACCAGCAGCAGCGTTTTATCCTGTGATCGCCATACCATCTGTTCACCTCGAATCATATTTAAAGCCCTTTTCATTAAACGCCATCCTGCAAAGTAAGGATTTGCGATCCGGTTAGCGTTTCCCAGGAGAAAACATTGCACCGGTTTTTCTCCCAACAATTCACGGTTTCTGTTCACGGTTTCATAAAAGTTTTGAAAAGCAGCAAACTCTTCTTTCAATGGTCTTTCACCTTCGGATGCTATGAATTCATCAAACACTATATAATCATAGTCCGAAAAATCTATACCTCTCAAATTAGCCACAACAGAAAGCGCAACACCAACCGCGACAATTTCAGAATTTTTATCACCAACTCTAAAAGCAACCGTTCCCCCAGCTGGATATGGTTTGATACTCATATTAAGATCAGTATTAAGACGTTTAAAAGGATTGCCGGTTTCCTTCTTACATTCATCCAACTGGCTTTTGAGTCTGCGTAAATAAATAAATTTCTTTCCATCAAGGATTAGCTTCTTGAATAGTCCGTAAGTCTTCCCGACTCCGCGCGCGCCGACAACAGCCTTGATCGGCTCCGGCTGCGCTTCGATATAATCCCAATCCACCCAACCTTCTCTTGTGTATAATTTCATTTCATCAGCTTCTTTCTTCCTTATAATCTCGATACAATGATATCTCATTTAATAGAGCAGCGTAATCCTTGGAATACGTCATTTTATAAGTAGTTGGGACAATGGCAACATTTTTCCCGATATGAACAGATTTCCCTGTTTCCGGGTCCGTATAATCATAATCATCAAAATCATTATAAACTGCCATTGTTCCCCCGGCTTTGCGCCAGATCATGCCTGGTTTAAAGCGCCGTAAACAGCGAAGCTCTTCCACCGCGAATGGAACACCGGTATCGTCATTGATCTGCTTAGTCACGCCGGCACAAGTGACGCCTAAATGTCCGTCTTTCAGAAAAGCATAACGCTTTGCGCCCTGGGTGATAAACTTAGTGTAAAAAGCATCTGCCTCAAATAGTCCGATATAATGTCTTTTTCCGTTCATATCATCTGCATAAGCCCCAGCCCGGATCGCGTTTTCCTTTAATTTTGCGTTCAGCTTTTCAATGGGCACCGGTCCCAGCGTTTTGACGGAATCGGTATCACAATAGACAATCTTATCACCGCAAAGTTTAATAGCATCCTGCAGCTGCTTCCTGGCATAAGCGGTCGTATAAACACCCCATTGATATGGAAAAGCTGCATTTTTTAATGCCTTCTGTATTTCCGCTGCCGTCATAGTATCATAAGTTGTATGCTTATAATCACTTCCCATTTCTGTTGCTTCTTCCGTTCCGGCAATGTAAATGATTGTTTGGTGTATCGGATCCGTTGCACTCATCCCTTAGTAAATGGCGTTTAACATGTTTTTACTTTTCATATACATGTAAGCACCATCCTCGCTATCATCCCCTTTCAATTTGGTTTTCTTCACATAATAATCCAGGATAACCTTTCTGTATTCTGGATATAGATAATCTTTCTTTGCAATCATGGCGCATTTAACATCACATGCCGGTCTGATCTGGTTCCCTTCATCATCAACATCGGGAACACATGTATACTGATCCAGGATGATATCAAGATCAATCTCAGTACAACTGATTTTCACATATGGAGCGGAAAGGATTCTGCCATTGTCAAGCTTGAATCCGGCTTCTGCTTCGCATCTGGATAAACTAATATATGGGATTGGTTCATCAGGATTTTTCAGACGCAAATTACAGAAACCGTATGTTCCTACTACTGCATATCCCAACCCGATATAATATGCGACTTTTTCCCAGGTCGGTTTTTCAATCCACTTAAAAGGCCCCATTGGAAATTTTTGTGTTAGTTGCTGCGTAGGATAACAAGACGCGATATCGTAGGAATATATACCATCTGCCTGATCAGTTAATCCGGGAAGAATCCTGTTGACCATATATCTGTTCGCGTGAGTATTTCCACCGCGAAAAGCCTGTCGAAGAAGCTTGTATATTTCCACATCACCAACCTTTTTACCATCTTCATCTTCTTTTGTTCTCCATGGCTTCATCGCCAACAAATCCAGATAATGATTTTTGAGCGCTGCCTTGCATTCCCGGCGAACATAACCTGTTGACGTGAGCGGAAGAGTGTGCAGCGTATCACCGTTTTTATCAAGTCTGTAATGCATACATGCAACCAAACTTTCAACGTCTACAGTAGTATACTCATCCTCATAATCCGTCAATTCTGTCCAGGGGAACCGGATCTTGTCATAATCATATTTCTGACCAGAAAGCTTCTGCTTGACTCCGCATTGCTTCGTCAAAGCAGCCAGGGAAAGATTCGTCTGCATATAGCTACATCTGAATTCATATGCATCAAACATCCGAAAATATAACGGTTTCCGCTCATCCCGGAAAAAGCATTCCTCATCCTGAAAATGATATAATCCAGATATATGGGCAAACTCAAATGCTGCATTATGAATAAAACTTACCATCATCGGACATTTGGCAAGCTTCTTTTCTTTCCCATACTCCGCAAGCGCTTTATGAATAACGTCCATGCAGGAAAACCAATCTTCCCAGGTCCGGCCCTTGATCAGATAATCTTCTATCTGCCACATCCAGATATACATAAAAGAAGAAAAGGCTGTCGTATCGGTCTTCTCCGCTCCTGGTCTTCTGATCGTGGACGTCTCAATGTCAAACGCTGCCACCACATCAACCAATTCGGGCCGGCCCTTCTTGCGCTGGCGCTTCTCACGGGGGACAATGCCATGTTCACGGAAAAAGCTTAGCCAGTTTACATGATGATAATCAACTAACATTACTTTTTCTTACCCTTCTTTACGTATTTCTTCCAGACTCTTTCTAAAAACTCAATATCTACACCAAATTTATTAGTATCTTCTTTGTCCTTCCATAATCTTTTTTGATCGGCAATAAATTTTTCAAAATCTTTTTGTATATCAATACTACTGACACCATTCTTTCTTAGTTCTGCATAATCTTCTATAATTGTCGATATAATATATCTTTGCTTATAATCAGCCTGGGAAAAACGATAATCCATATAAGCAACAAATTGTTTAGCTTCCAGACCGGTAAGATTTCCAATGTATGTTGCAAGCTCTTGTTTCCTAACATCTGGACTTTTCGCCCATGCTTTTCTAACAGTTTCAAGAGCTTTCAAATATGATAAATAAGTATTTTTCTTTACTTCGTTTTTAGCTTCTTTTTCAACTGCTTTCCTTGCACGATACCGTCTGTTGCTTTCACGCTTACGCTGCTTTTTCTCTTCTTCGGTAAGCTTGCTCACCTTCGGAACAGGCGGAAGCTCCAACCGAAATGGAGCAGCGCCGGCTTTAATGCCTTGAATACCAGATCCCGGAGATTCAAGGAAGCGCTGGATCTGGATCATGTACGCGCCAGGATCATCTGCTTTTTTTAATTCCGCGACAGTAGGAAGTTTTACCAATGGCATAAGACCTTGAGCAGCAGCACGTTCGATACGCTTCCGCGCTATGGACCGGAGACGAGAATACTCTTTGTAATCTATTTTTTTCATCTCTTACACCTCACTTTAATTCATTATCTACAGATACCACAATCGCCCTAAATGTCATCTGCCGAACCAGCTGCCGGAGCTTGATCAGGGGTTTACCACAATGAATCTGATCAGCATTATAATAGGTAACAATCTTATAATACCAGACGCCATGCATTTTGTAGTCTTTCCTGATCTGGATCCTGTCCGACCAATCGCGCAACATATACCAATGATTTATATCCGGCTTGTCACCAGTTCCCCATTCAAGCCCCAGTACCTTGGCCATCGTCCTTCATCTCCTCTTTCATGATCCTGACAAATTTTCGGCATCCGTACAATGTACCGTAAAAGAGCTTATTTCCCTGTTTGTCAATAACATAGCCATGGCGCTTATCAGTGCGAAAAATGCGAAGTATCATATGAGTTGATCCCCCTTTACAATGTACGTATACGTTTGCTTGTCTATGCTGCTGACAGCAATCGTGCAAATATCTCGAAGCTTCAGAAAACTGGATTTGCAATGTACGCCTTCATAAACAGACGTAAGAACACCATACTGCACATGACATGTGCCATGGCTATAATACCGCTCATGACCGTATTCACTCCGCATTTCACGGATAGCACCATGAATTAATGCCTTAAAACGATCTTTACCATTCTCTAAAATGATTCCGTGTTGACAAAATGCGCGATAGACAACCTCTGTTTTAATAAC